TGGTGTTTCGCAGGCGTGTGGTGCGGCGTGTCGGAAGTCACTCGCTCCCTTGGACCACAGAGCAATTTGTGGGCCACTACAGGGGCCAGAAACGGAACCGGTATGCTGCAGCCGCAGCCTCCCTGGAGCGTAAGGCTTTGAGCAGAAAGGATTCTTACCCAAGTGTTTTTCTGAAGGCAGAGAAGTGGCATGATCCGAAGGCAGGCCGCCTGATCAGTGCCAGGCCCCCCAGGTACAACCTGGCTCTCGGCAGGTACATCTTGCCACTTGAGCACGAGTTGTACAAGGCCATTGATGGTGTGTATGGATCTGCCACGATCATGAAGGGCTACACACCAGAGCAGAGGGCAGCAGTCGTGGAGGAGCATTGTGCTGCCTTCAACGACTGGGTGGCCGTTGGTCAAGACTTCAGCAAGTTTGATCAGCACATCAGCGCAGATGCGCTCAGGTACGAGCACGGCTTTTACCTGGGTGCATTTGGTGGAGACTCAGAACTGCAGCGCCTCCTTGCATGGCAGCTTGGCACCAAGTGCTTCGCCAACGTGCAGGACGGTACTGTGCGCTATGAGGTCGTCGGCGGTCGCATGTCTGGTGACATGAACACCGCTCTCGGCAACTGCATCATATCTGCAGCACTGGTGTGGGCCTATGCACGGGAGCGGGGCATCAAGATTCGGCTCATGGTAGACGGCGACGATTCAGTGGCGTTCATGGAGCGCGCTGACGTTGCCCGCTACCAGGCGGGCATCCAGGAGTGGATGGCGAGACGGGGGTTTAGGCTGGTTAGCGAAGAACCAGTCGACCTCATCAATCAGGTGGAGTTCTGCCAGTGCAGATATGTGGGCTTGTCCCCCTCCACCATGGTGAGGAACCCGTTGAAGGCTATAACCCAGGATCACGCATGGGTCGAGGACCGGACGCTACGGTGGGCAGATGTGCTCGCCGCTACCGGAATGGGCGGGCTGGCATTGTATGGCAATGTGCCCCTTCTAGGGGCATACTACCACATGCTGGCCCGCACAGCCCCTCTCAGCGCAAAAGTGCTCTCTCGCTTGGACACCAGGTCTTCCTGGCTCCGTGACGCCACCTACGACGGGGTTTTCATGGAGCCCTCCGAGCGATCCAGGTTTGAATTCTGGAAAGCTTGGGGAATGGAGCCAGGAGCTCAGCGCGCCCACGAAGCGCGCTTCGAAGCCATCGACCTGAGTGCCCTCATGGCCATTGATACTACAAAGATCAAACACTCGACCTTCAGCGACTCACGCGACGCTTACTATTACTAATATTATGGCCAAGAAGACAGCACGGGTGGCCAAGAAGCCCCAGCGCGTTCCGCGCAGGCGTTTGCCTGCGCTAGCGCGGGGCAGCGAAGCCAAGCTGCTCGACTTGATTACGAACCCCTGCGAGGCGGAGCTTGTCAACGGGTACTCTACCACCACAACTGGTATTGTTCAGCGGTTCAACAGGTTCATCACGCCTGTCGCTGGTACGGAGACTGCTTTTGCTTATGTGTTCAACCCTTGCTCGCAAACCGACACCGGTTCGTTTGCATCGATTGTGCAGAAGCTCGCCATTGGGGGCGGTACCCCGTCCAACCTCACAACGGCTGGACCGGGTCACGCCTTCCTGGACGCGCAGGCGGACAACGTCGGCTGCCTCGCAGCTTGCATTGAGGTGCTCTACACGGGCAAATTGGTGGACCGGCAGGGGTACATTGGTGTGTGTCAGCTGCCGTACAATGTGGCAACTGACATCGCCAATGGTACCACCGACCTGCCCACGTTGATGGCTTACTGCCAGCAGGTTTCCCCCATCCCCAGCCATGCTGTGGAGCTCAAGTGGAGCCCATCTATCCGCGCCCTGTCTGCTAACGCGCAGGTCACGGAGACGGCCTCCGGCATCGACAACTGCCTCATGGTGGTTGCCGTTGGGGTCAACCCGAACCAGTTCGTCGTCAAGTTCACCACCGTGTATGAGTACCAGCCCAAGTTCGCGCTTGGGCTCCCAGCTCCTCGTGCCACCAAGACCATTCCCATCGGTGCACCCGAGCGCATCGTCACTGCGCTGGACCGCATGGGCCATTGGTGGCACAACCTGGGCAGTGCCGCTGCCGCAGCCTACCGCATGGGGGGATCCATGGTTTACGCGGCGAACCAGACTGCCCGGTTGGCGCGTGGTGCCCAGGCTGCCCTGGGCCCTGCGACCACACTGTTGGCACTCACTGGCTAAGTATTTATAGAGATTTGGTGGTTCCTGATAGCAGTGCCCTGCTAACCACCCGGCGCCTAGCACTCAGACACCGCTCACGCAAC